AAAATTTTTAAAATCTTCTCAAAATTATGATAAATATGAATATATAAAACAAAAAGTATTTAATAGTGATTTAACTGAATGTTATGAAATTTATGATAAACTAATTAATAGTTGTAAAAAATTTTAAATAATTATTTGTCTTTCTCAAGACATCAGAGTAATTATTTATTAGACAATTCATAAAAAAATTTTGCAAAATGATATTGTGCATGAATTCCTGGATGAGCAGTTTCTGAAGTTTTTTTATAATTTATAATAGAGTAGTCAGTTCCTTCTTTCCAGGCTACATGATCTTTAAATTCAGAATCATGAGACAAATGACAAAGTTTTTCTATATAATTATTTATACTTAGCCCATCTGCCCTGCTGGGAATCATAAAAGGTGAATAATTTTTTAATTTAAAATTTTCTAAATTAATTAATTTTTCCATAATTAAAGTACTTGTTAAACTCCATGATGTCCAATACAGTTTTATATTATTTATAAAACAAAATGTTTCTAAGATATAAATATAATTTATAGAATCTAAAATTAATTGATGTGGGGAGGTGTAATTTTCTATATATTTTTTATTTGTTATTTCCATAAATAAACCGTCGTCATATAACATAACTACTGGGTTACAGAACGTAAATCCTAGACCATCGGACTCTCCAACTCCTTTTCTTTTTACTTCTGATTTATAAAATTCTTTATCTACTATAACAATATTTCTAAAAAAATCTGGCATCAAACAAAAAATTTCTTTAGGCATTTTATTATTCATGCAATATTGAATAATACTATTACAAATAGTTTCTGCAGATGCCCCAGGATTACCTAGGTTCATAACATTTTTATTGATCATATTGCCTAAAAGATTTGTCCATCTTGCTTCTTCTGGAACACCAAGGCCAAAAGTTATAGAGCAACCAGACGCAAGAACATCTGCATTTTCATAAACTTCTCCACGCAAACCAAAACTATTTATTTTGTATGTATTATGCTCATCAACCGTACCAATAAAAGGACTTCCGTCTGGACTTGAACAAACAACATTCTCTGCGTATGGTTGATATATACCTAAATTATTAGTATTTGTAAAATATTTTTCTAGATACCAATCATTTTGTGGATTACTTTTATAAAAGTCTAAAATATTTCTTGTTAAACTTTTCATTATAAAATTATATCATATTACTTTAAATATTACCTTTAATCTTATTTAATGGTATACTACTAATATGGACAATGTCACACATAAAACATGGTCAAAGGGAAAAGAAATAAAAGAGCCAATAGGCTACGAAGAAGAAAAGGTTTATAGAGAGCATGAAATTGAAATTGCAATTCCTATATCTCAAAATCAACTAAATGATGCAAAATTATTTAATTCAAAATATGAGTATGCAAAAACATTAGATAAAAAAATATCATATTTAGAAGTTGGTGTTGGTTGGGGTCAATCTGCTCAAATGTTTATAGATATAACAGAGGCTAAAAGTGCAGACCTTTTAGACTTATATAATAATGCTGAAGGTGTTAGGCATCCAGGTGGTTCTGCACCAACAAATGATACAATAACACACGAACAATATATAAAAAATAAATTTTCATATCATCCAAATGTAAATACTATAAAGGGAAACATTAATGATCTTCTTTTTACTTTAAATAAAAAATATGATTTTATACTTTTTGATTCAATATCAACAAGACTTGAAACGAGAAGGGCACTAAAGCATTGTTCTAAATTAATTAATGTTAATGGAGTTATAGGGTTTACTTCTTACATGAATTATGACGCTATCCATTATTCAATGCATGTAGGAATATATCAAAGTGTAAATGAATTTTTATATTTTAATAAAAATTGGTCTGTTGATGGTATAGTTTTACATGACCTTGGTTTTCATGAAATATATATAAAAAGAAATTCATAATAAAAGATAATATTAGATAAAGACAATGCTATCTAATTAAACCTAACTCTGGCCTATCAATGCTAGATCCAGAAATTTTAAACCATTGTGTAGCAGAATATCTTTCTTTTCCAATATTTTCCATAACTTCATGCCAATAGTCAGAATTACTAGGAAACGTAATTAAACTATTAGCCTTCGGTTTAATTTTTAAATTATGATCCGTAAAATTTATTTCTCCGCCTTCGTAATCATCGTTAAGATAGTAAATTGCTGCAAAGTCTCCTGCTGTATCTGCATGCTCATTCATTTTATAATTTTTTTCAAATCTAACCAAACCTGCGCTTCCACTCTCAAAGTCATAAAGATTTGCATTATAAAAATTTGTACACTTTTTATGAGCAAGTAAAAAAATTTTATCTAATATTTTAACAATTTCTTTAGGCATTACAGTTGGAGCAAGTACTTTAACTCCCCACGGTTGAGTGTGCCAATAGTCTACACTTTCTGTGTAATCAAGCAATTGCTTATGTTCACTTCTAAATAAAATATTTTCTGTAATTTGTATATTATTTGCAGAATTTCCTAGAGTTGACTGTATCATTTTTTAATTATACCATTCTGATTTTTTATTAAAAGTAGATCCAGTAAATTGAAACCACATAGCAGAACTATATCTATCATTATCAATAATTTCACGAACTTCATGCAAATAATTTTCATTACCAGGGAAAATTATTAGACTATTAGCCTTTGGTTTAATATTTAAATTATGATCTGGAAAATTTATTTCTCCGCCAGTATAGTCATCATTAATATAATAGACTGAGGCAATATGATTTCCTTCGTGTGACAAAGTATCTACATGAGGAATTAAATAAAAACCTTTTATAAATTTAACTAAATGTAACGCATCCTTATTAAAAGTATTAATATCTACTTTATAAAGATCTACGGACTTTTTATGAACAATTTTAAATATACTATTTAATATTTGAATAATTTCTTCGGGCAAATTGTTTGACTCAATAGTTTTGGCAAGCCATGGCTGTTCTTTCCAATCTTTAGCATTTTTTACGTAACTAAGAAGTATTTTGTGATTTTCTTCAGATAATATATTTTCTATGTACTGTATGTTTTTTGTAGAATTTCCTATTTTTGCAATATTACTCAAATAAACTTCATCTTTTTCAGTAGGGTTCTCGATCATCTATTTATTTTACCATACTTTTATTCCAGATCAATCTGTTATTTTTTTTAATACAAACAAATTTAAAATTGTAAATAATCTTAGTTGACTTTAATTTTGTACATTTTTTGCCTTCATAAAGTTTTATCGCTAAACTTTGCTTATTTTTTAAAATAGTCAACAATTCTCGTTCAATTGTCATACTTTCTTCTGACTTAATCCTAGCCTTTATCTTAATTTCCTCCTCAGCCTTGGCTTTGGCTTCTTCTTCGGCCTTCGCTTTCGCTTCTGCTTCAGCCTTCGCTTTGGCTTCTGCCTCTTGTTTTACTTTCAACTCCGCAGCAAGACGTGCTTCTTCTGCTTGTGCAAATTCCTTCTTTTTCTCTTCCGCTACAAATTTCTCAGCAGTTTCAATCAGATCAAGAAATTTATATGGCGCAGGAAACCAAGACATTCCTCCTGCAGGATCCATCTTTATTGATCCATCTGCTTGACAGTTTGAAATCCCTACACCATTTCCTGTTGTACCAACGTAATATCTAACATTGTTTTCCTCAACAAAAAATCCAGAACCCGAATCTTCGTTACATATAGATCCAGTTGTTTGAGTATGTATTGCTCCCCATTCGACGACAGTCCAGAATCCTGGTTTGTCGTCCCCAGGATTTAACTTTTTTGTTGCATAGAAAGTATTCATCATTTCTGGGGTATACAAATGCGTCGTTAGTTTAAAGGGCGCTCTTGGAGAGGTTTGTGAAGCGACTCTTTGTGCTCCGCTCTGCAATCCATATCCGACCATTTCAACTTTTGCTTTATCCTGAGCGAACTGTCTCATTTGTTTTTCACTTGCTATAACAACTTTATTCTTCAACGGCATATCTTCGTTAATTATTACTATGGCAAAATCATCAATTGGCTGAATATTTCTTGCGGGATCTGCGTTAACATATGTCTTAGGAATAATTGCTTTAATTATTTGATATCGTTTTGCGTTTGTTTTGTCAGCGAGTCCAGGAGCATAAACAAAACCTTGAGTATCACCATTTGGCTGAATTCTTAACTGATTCAAAACATGGGCTGCAGTGAGAATAATTCTCTCAGAATAAAGAAATCCAGATGAATTTCCTTGAATATGAACAGCGTTCGGATCACCAGTTGCATCTTGGCCAAACTCAACGGCGGAAGAGGGAGAGGTA